TTGAAATTTTCTTTTGTTTTAATAGCGGTTTCAATGATTTGGGAGATAAATTCTTCTGGTAAAGTTTGATAAATAAAACCAGTTGCAAGTTTTTGTATATCTTCGTCTATTTTTCCGTCAGTATAAATAAGTATTTGTGTATTTTCAAGTTTCGATTTTATTTTTTTTAAAATAAGAACTTGGTTGATGTTTTCGACATTTGTGTCTAAAATTACGACATCAGGAGCATCTGTTTCAATCAAATCAACTATAGAAGTTGTGTTGGAACAACAATTAAGCACATGTTTTTTAGAATGAATTAGTGCTTTAATTTTAGTTAGAATATTTGAGTTTTCAGAAATTAATAATATATTCCCCATAATTCTATTGTATGTTGAGTATAAATTTTGGCAAGTAATTAAAAAATATTTAGAAAATTTTTGTAAATAATTATTACTTTTAAAAATTTATATGGTGGTAAAACATTTTTATTTTGAAGATTTAATGTTTTGTCAAGTCCGTATTTTTACGTATGTAAAAGTGCGGACTTTTATTCTTTTAAAAATCCGTTATACTGATAATGTAATCGGTTGAGAGATACAAATAAAATTTGTAAATTGGGTTTTTCCGAATACAACAAATAATTTCAAATAATAAAACATAGAGAAAATTTATTGAATTATCTCTAATGCTTTTATGTATTTTGTTGTGCGGAAAAGGGATTACGGGAGTGTACATAAAATTATTAAGGAGAAAATCTGGTGGTATATATTTGTAAGAGTTTGTTTATATTCTTCTAAATACAGGATGCATATAACCCCCTCTGGAGAAAATTTTTGCTGTTTGCTTATATTTTTTTAAAAATTTTCTCCAAATTTTTTTCAAAACGGAATTATTATTAACCATTAGTGAAAAAACTTAGGGTAAGATGAAGTTAAATGAATTAACAACAAGGATAGTTGAATGAAATTATCGCCCAGAAAACTTGAAATATTAACACTTATCGCAAAAGGTTACACCGATAAAGAAATTGCGAGTAAGTTAAAAATGTCAGTTCGTACCGTTCAGACTCATATTTCTTTAATAATTTTAAAATTAAAAGCCAGAAATAGGGTAAATGCTGTTGTTTTGTATTTGCAACAAAACCCAAACTGGAAAATATAGAAAGGATTGAATGAAAAGAATTATTTTACATTGGACAGCAGGGAGATATTATCCAAGTGAGTTTGAAAAACAGTATTATCATTATTTAATAGATGTGGAAGGTCGTGTTTACGAAGGTGTTTATAAGCCCGAAGATAATGAGGATTGTACTGATGGAAAGTATGCGGCTCATACGGGCGGAGGAAATACTGGTTCGATTGGAGTTAGTATGTGTGGAATGTATGGTTATCGTTCAAATTCAGCGATTGGTAATTTCCCTATTCAAGCAAAACAATTTGAGGCTTGTATGAAATTTGTAGCAACCCTTTGTAAAAAGTATAATATTGAGGTTTCTCCTCAAACTGTTTTAACTCATTATGAATTTGGACAAGCTAATCCAAAGAGTTCAAGTTATGGAAAAATTGATATAACTTATATTCCTTCTTATGCTTGGGTTAGCAAAAAAGATGTTGGGAGCTTTATTCGTTCTAAAGTGCGTTGGTATAAAGAAAAATTATAAGGAGCTTATTGATGGATATTAATTATTTTGATTTGTCTGGTGGAATAAATCAAGCGTCCACCAAGACTGAACTTGGTTTAAATCCTAAAAAAATATATTGGGCAGATGCTCAAAATATTGAAATTCTTGATAATAAGGGTATAATCAGGCAAAATGGAAATGCTTTGTTTTTAGAATTACCTTCTCAAGAAAAAATTACCTGTATGGGTGATATGGAAGCTGATGGGGTAGAAAAATTAGTTATTACAACCGTTTCTGGAAAGATTTATATTTATTCTTCTATTGAAAATAAGTTGACTCTTTTAGATAAAACTTTAACGGGGAAAAAGGTTATTATTGTAAAATTTTTGCGAGGAGTAATTATTTCAACCGAAAGTGATGGACTTTTTTATATAAAAAATAATAGCAATTTTGATATTGTTGAATGTGAAGTTAATGACCTTGCCGGAGATACATTGTATCCTGATTGCATAACTATATATAAAGGACGAGTTTGGTGTGCCAAAGACTCTACAATATATTATTCAGCATTAGGTTCATATAGTGATTTTACGACTGAAGATGACGCAGGTTATATAAATGATTTTCATACAGATACTGATGATATTACTGCGATGTGTACTTACAAAGATTATCTTGCAGTTTATAAAAAAGAAAGAGTTTATTTGCTTTCAGGGTCTAGTCCTGATGATTTTGCGATTTCTTTGTTTGCAGATAAAGGTGCTTACGCAAAAGGAACTCCTGTAAATGTTGATAATAAACAATTCTTTTTAAGTAATGGTGTGTATGCGCTTGAGCAAGTTGGAGAATTAAATCAAATCAGATTAGGGTCTGAGATTTCTTTAAATATTGTAGACGAATTTAATAATTTTGACACAACAAGGATTGATGAATCTTTTGTTCTTCATTATTCAAACAAACATCAAATGTGGTTTTTCTTTCCTTATGCTGCTGATGATTATTTTCATACAATTTGGATAAATGATTATCTAAATCATGCGTGGTTTAAACGAGTAGTTCCGCAAAATATTATCTGTGCTTGTATGTTTAATAATAAAATTTTAACGGCAGATGATGAAGGAAAAGTTTATCAAGAAGATAGTGGAACAAGTTTTAATGGAGAAGGTATTTCTTTTATGTGGAAATCTCCGTTTTTATCTTTAGGTAATGTTTTGCACCGTAAATTAATTGATGAATTTTATTTTGTTTTGGATGATGTTTATGATAACAAATTCAGACTTGATTTGTATAAAGATTATGATAGCGAGTATAGTGAAGATTTTGAAAATATAAGTTCAAAAATTTATAATCATTTGATTTGGGCAGATGAAAATAGTCCAGAAGATAAACAATATTGTTGGAACGATGGAAATTCAGATATTCCAATTTGGTCAATTTCTGTAAGTTCAATGGAAAAAGCTGAAATTTGTGGAAGTAATTTTTCAGTTCAGCTTTGTATAACAGGTGAAGATTTATCTGATAATTGTGCAATTATTGGATTGCAATTTAGAGAAATTTATAACGACGATTAAAATTCCCACTCATAAGTTTTTAGTAGTAGATAAAATGAAAGGACAAAAAAATGGCAGAAAAACAAACCTCTGGTTATTCAGTATTTATTCCAGAAATCTGGAGTCAAAAACTCAATCAATTATTAGAGAAAAATTGCGTTATGTTGCAGTGTGTAAATCGTAATTGGGAAGGTGAGATTAAAAATCAAGGAGATACAGTAAAAATTATTACTCCTGCAAAAGTTTCAGTTTCAACTTTAACTTCAGAAAATATTACATATTCAGATTTAGCACCAACTTCTCAAGATTTGGTAATCGATCAAAAGAAATTTTTTGCTTTTAAAATTGATGATATTTCTAAAGTTCAAGCTAATGCAGATATTATGGAAGCACATTTAGCTAATGCAGGTAAAGCAATTGAAGAAGTTCAAGATTCGTTTTTACTTGGGTTGCATACAGATGTTCTTTCAGCTAACACTGTTGGCTCAGAAGAATCTCCTGTTACTTTGAATAAATCAACAATTTATGAACAATTTGTTAATTTATCTTTAAGATTGAAAAATTCTGATGCGCTTCATACTGGAGTTAAGCCTTGGGTTGTAATTAATCCAGATATTGAGGCTTATTTATTACAAAGTCCAGAATTTATTTCAGCATATAATGTCGCTGATGAAACTCTTAGAGAAGGTTCTATTGGTAGAATTGCTGGCATGGATGTTTTGGTTAGCACAAATTTAACTGAAGTTGATGGAAAATATTATGTCTTAGCTGGTACAAATGATGCTATTACTTTTGCTTCTCAATTATCAAAAATTGAAAGTTTGAGAGATAAAGATAGTTTTTCAGATTTAGTGAGAGGGTTGTATCTGTATGGTGCAAAAACCATTGAACCAAAAGCACTTGCTAAAATGGTTATTTCAGCCGCATAAATCTTTTTAAATTGTTAAATAGTAGTTTAAATTTTGGGAAAAGGCACTCCTTTTCTGATAAGGGGTGCTTTTGTCTAAAAAGGGAGAAAGTTATGTTTTCAAAAATAAAAGCACAGATTATAGAATTAGCGAGGAACGCAGTCTTGGTAGTGGAATCAGAGATGGGAAGTGGAAGTGGACAAGTAAAAAAAGAAAAAGCAATTGAATATGTTTTAAAAAATTTAAACTGTTCAAGTCTTGTTAAAAGTCTTATTTCTCTTTTTTTATCAAGTTTTATTGATGACGTTATTGAAGCGGCTGTTAACTATATGAATTCTATATCAAAAACAGAAGGAGATTAAAAAATAATGCAAAATCAAAATATTCAATTAAATGGAAATTCGTCGCTTGCCGTAAGTCCGCAAGCAAATCAAAATATAGCCAATCCTTATTTTGCTTTAGAGCAAGAGATTGGAGCTATGGCACTACGTATTAGTGAATTAACAAAACAAGGCGTTTTAACGCAAGCACAAGGACAGTATCTGATGACTCAACTCGCAGGCAAAGCGAAAGTGATAGATGCTCAAAAAAACTCTAATACTCAACTTGCTCAAGTTCAATCAGGGACTCAACAACCTTCTCAAACTCCAACTCAAAATCCATTAGAATTGTTTAATCAAGAACGACCTGGATTTTTTAACGAAGAAGGTAGAGGGGATGTTTTAGACTATATTAAAGGATTTGATATGGATAAAGATGAACTTCTCAAAATTTCTCAATTGATGGAAGGACTTGAATCTTCCGCTGTTGAGAAGTATTTGAAAAATGCCGCACACGAAAAATCATTAAATGACGAAAACTCACTGGCGAAAAGTAAATTGACTTCTTATGCTCAAAATGCTTCTCCAAACAGTATGGATAGGATTTTTACACGTGAGGCTATCGGCAAAATGAGTGGGAAAGAATTTGCTCAAAATGAAGATCTTATTATGGAACAGTTAAAACAAGGAATGATAAGGTAATTTGAGTGAGTTCTAAGTGAAATTCGGGCAGGAAGTGCTTAAATTTCCTGTTCGGATTTTTAAAATAAAGGAGATAAAATGAATTTTTTAGAATTAATAAATAAATGCTTGTTAGAATTAAATTATAAACAAGTGAATGCTATGAGTGAACTTGTAAAAAATGATCATAAGAGACTTGTGGCGATTTTAAATATTATAAATAAAGAAATTTGTAATATTGATGGATGGAAATTTTTATTAAGAAAATCGAAATTTTTGTTGCCAGCTAATACTGTTGAAGTCGAAAATCCGCTTAATGGTAGAATACTTTATTTGTTTATAGATGGAAAACGTTATGATTTTTCTGATGATATTGAAGGTTTCTTTTCTGGCAAATTTAAGAAAGAAAAATTTTCATCAATGTCGGATAAATTATTATTTCCAAAGTTTGAAAATGATAAAAATGTTGAAGTCATATATTATACAAAAAACTGTGTAGTAGATAATAAAGGGAAGGAAAAAGAAGATTTTGAAGAAGAAACGGATAAATCACTTATTCCCATGCCGTTTGCAGAGCAATTGTTAGTATATGGGGCATGCTTGAGATTGAAGGCAAATCCACAGCATTGCAAGTTCTCTTATTGGATGAGCATGTACAAAGAGGCTTTGTTGAATTTAAAATCAAAGACTGATGCTTCAGTGTTAAATTCGCCAGTAGTCAATCTTTTCAGGAATTAGGGCAAAAAAAACAGGAAGTCCTTTTCATTCCCCCCTGTTAAGATTTACACTAGCCGAAATATAAATAGCATGTTTATTATACAAATTATTCAGTAAAAATACAAATTATAATAAGAAATGTAACAAGATGAAACAATTAACACAACAACAAAAACGGTTTGTAAGTGAGTATATAAAG